GTTAATCGAGAGCCTGACAGTTCAGGACATACCAGCAAACAGTTTGTTGCTGGGAGATCGAAGCGCCATTCTTATGGCTGCAAGAGTTTCAGGTTATGGAAACGAATATAAAGTCTTGCATACGTGTAAGAAGTGCTTTAACCAAACTGAAACTTCTTTTGATCTTAAAAAAAGAGCAGTGACCAAAAAATGCTTTGACAAAAAATTTCTTAAGAAGAACAAAATAACTTATGATGATAACACTTTAACATTTGATATTTCTCTTCCAACATCTGGTGTCGAAGTGGGTCTTCGCCTAATCACGGGAGAAAAGGAAAAGGATTTCGAAAACTTAAGCAAGTCTGGAGCTGTTATAACTGGCTTTTTAAAAGGTATTGTTGCAAAGGTTAACCAAAACACAGATCCGGACTACATAGAAGAGTTTATTGATGTCATCCCAGCTAAAGATTCTAAGTTTATAAGAGATGTATACCCTGATTTAGTACCAAAAGTAAGAATGGTTGCTGATTTCAAGTGTGGCACATGCTACACCGTAGACACACAGGAGGTTCCGCTCACTGCGGAATTTTTTTGGCCTGACTGAGGAATATATGGAAGGAGTCTATGAAGAATTCTTCTATCTAAAGTATAACGGTGGGTGGAGTTTTGTTGAAGCTTACAACTTACCAATAGGTCTGAGAAAATGGTTTTTAAACAAACTTATTGACCAAATAAAAAGAGAAAATGAGGCTTATGAATAAACCCCGCTTGAAGCGGGGTTTTTATTTTCTTGTTCTGACTATTTACTGAAGAGAAGGGTTTTGTATAATGGCAAAAGATAAATCACCGGGTTATATCGACAAAGACGAGGCCGAAGAAGCTTTCAATTCTTTGAAGCGTTTGAACAAGCTGCTGGCCGAGAAAGGCGGCTTGATGGACAAGATCAGCGATGCCCAAGCCCAGGAGCTAGCTACAAGTCAAGCAATTGTAGCCAACTTAGAACAGCAATCGAGGGAGTCTAAGGCGCGCGTTGAAGACATAAAGGAGCAGCTCAGCGGGGAGCAAAAGCTCACGGAAGCTACCAGAAGGCGTCTAAATAAGGAGAAGGCCCACCGCGAAGAACTAATGAACTGGGCCGACGCCAGGCGATCCGTGGCGGCCAAGGCAGCGGAAAAACACGAGACCGAAATCGCCGCATGGCGCACCAAGAAGATGAAGGAGCGAGAAGCAGCTGCCGAAGAGGGCGCGATTAAGATGCAGGAGCAATATGAGAGAGCCTTTAAGACACCTGGTCTGGTTTTGGAAAAGTCCCTGAAGGAACTCACCACCGCGGACGCTCTCGGCGGCCTCAAAGCTGCCGGCACCGCAGTCAAGAAAAGCATCGAAGACGTTGCTCGGTCACCTGAGTTGTTGTTGGCCGGATTTTATGGCTTAGGCACCAATTTAAAAAGCTTGAACAAGGAGATAAAGAGGCTTCCAGTCGACTTGGAAAACTCCATGACCGGCATGGTGAAAAACACAGGAATGCCAATAAAACAACTAGGTCAAAATCTTGTTGATGCACTCGACCCCGAATATGCGTTAAGAATGGGTGTCGCTTTTGACAGAGCGTCTTTTCCCATGGCAGAGATCGGACTTAAAGTAAAAGACGTCGAAGGGGCCATGTCCTCTTTGCTGTCTGAAACAGCTATCTTTCGACCTCAATTTCTTGAGAATGAAAGAGCAGCTGCAGCGTTTGTATCAAATACAGTTGCTGGCCTGAGCAAGCTAGGGGTTAAGACAACCACTTCTGCAAAAATTATCGACACCATGACCAAGGCGATGAAAACAACCCCCATAGAGGCAGCAAAATCTTTGGGCTCGATAACCAACATAGCAGACTCCTTAGGTTTGAACATGGGCAAAGTTGCAGAAAACTTCTCAACACTCACACCGCAACTGTCTCAGTTTGGATCGAGAATGACTGAGGTTTTTGCCGACTTGCAAGCCCAAGCCCAAGCCACCGGCGTCGAGATCTCCCGCTTGGCAGAGTTCGCGATGGGGCTAGACACGTTTGATAATGCAGCTAAGGCCGCTCAGAGCTTAAATGCAGTGCTCGGCCAGTCAGCGATCGCCGTCACTGACTTAGTGCACGCTGATCCAGCCGACAAAATCGCCATGATTCAAGATGCAATCGCCGGCGCCGGAATTGATTTCGAATCCGCGGACCGCCGAATGAAGCAAGTTATTGCAACAGCTGCCGGCTTTAAGAATGTTGAAGAGGCCAGTAGGGTGCTATTAAATAAGGAAGAGGCGGAGGAATCAGCAAAAGCTGTTGACACCTCTCAAATGAAACAAGACGAGTTCACCAACAGGATCAAGCAATCCATGACGACGGCCGAAAAAATGACATCATCAGTTAACAAGATGGCCGGCGGTATGAAAAAAGTCCTAGGGTCTGTCCGCCCAGCCGCAGAGGAGTTCTCTAAAGGCGTGTCTAGAGGGTTTAGTAATATGGCCCTGGAAGCCAAAAATTCATATCTAGCAGTTACGGAGATGATGGGCATTTTAGACGTTACTCAGGGTGTAAAAGAGAAGGGCGCCATTTGGGGAGACAAATTTACCGAAGCGCTAAAGGCTAGGTTTCCCGTACGTACATTTTTTGCCGAAATGGCTGGAGAAGTAATGAAAACTGGCGCTAAAGTCATACTTACATCCGAGGGCGAAGACAAGGTCGGAATCGATCCAGATTTAACACAAGTAATGCCGGTAACCCCCGGTAGAGGCGCGCTTGAGGATCGCGTATACGCCGGCGCCCAGGTGACTGCCCCCACGGGACAAGAGCCGGTTGTAGCACAAAATGTTGTTGAAGTATATTTAGATGGTAAGAAGGTCGGTGGTACGATCGCGCCCGTCGTGAAAGAACAAATAAGATATGGCTCTGATCCTCTCAGAGCCCTCGGATAGAGGTTATTATAGATGTCAAAATTTTTTCAAACTGAAATAGCTGCGTATGGAGGTGAAAAAAACACCTTCCAGAATGTAAAATTTAGAAAAAGATCTCTGGACAATAGTCCGGCCGCGGAAGCCGGAACCGTGTTAGAAATAATCCCAGTACACATAAAAAACCCACCAGTTATTCAATTTATTGCGTATATGGAGAATATTGCTGACAATTTTGCTGCATCAACTTCTGAAACACAGCCTTTCGGTCGGCCAGATCCTTATTATGTTTGGAAGTCAAACAAGAGAACAATTAAGGTTAATCTGAACATACCTTCTTCTGGCGTTACTTCCGCTTTGGACAATTTAAATAATTTAAGTTGGCTTTTGGGGTCTCTTTATCCAACATACAAAGACAATTTAACAACAACGTCTATAGCGGCATCCCCTTTGTTTAGAGTTCGTTACGGCAATCTAATTTGCTCTTCGACAAGAGACGGACAAGGTCTTTTGGGGGCTATAGACGGAATAAATGTTACACATGACTTTAAAGCGGGAGTTATATCTATTTCGCCACGAAACATGAACTCGGCCGCGGCCAACACGGCCGGCAAGCTCTTAAAGCAAGCCGGGTTTGATAGCAGCATTAGAGAAGGAAAGAAGCTGATGGTGCCGAAAGAAATGAAAATTAGTTTTACACTAAAAGTCGTACATGACCACTCCTTGGGCTGGGATAAAGACACCGGTGCCTGGCGAGGCGGCCTCTCTGCTCCAAGATTTCCTTATGATTTTGGTATGTTTAGAGATACTGGCGATACGCCACCACAAGCGCCGGCCGTCACATCTGAAGGCACATCTCCGAGCCAACAAGTTGCGCAACAGGAGGAGGAAGCCCAGGCGGAGATGCTCTTCGAAGACAAGGGCACCGATACTGGCAAAAAAGGAATCGAGACCACACCCGGGGGTAGCTAAAAGTGAGATATAAAAATCAATCAGTTTTTAAAAATGCAAACGACGCGTATAAAAGGTTTTTAAAAAAAACGAGAGGCCTGGAGCACGTTCAACAATTCAACACTCCTACGTTTAGACATCCAGAGTTAGACGATTTAAAAAACTTTAAAAGACTGACGCACATATGGAAAACTGGAGATAGATTCTTTAAGTTAGCTGATGAGTATTACGATGATCCCTCTATGTGGTGGGTCATCGCTTTGTATAATCGCGCGCCAACCGAGTTTCACTTAAACATCGGTGACGTGGTTTATATACCAACACCCCTAGAAACTGTTCTATTTTACGTGGGGTATTAATATGGCCGACGCTAGAGAAGAGAAGAAGGTCACAAATGATAATGTCGAGATTGCGAATCTTGAGCAATATATTCTAAGTCAAAACATTTCCAAGGCCGCTGACTATTTTAACTCAAATCAAAATCTTTTCAACTATAAAACTTTTAGACAAGTAAATGGCAACGGCGCGCAGTTAGTTAACCGTCTAAGAGGCATCGACAACATAGATGTTTTTTATAAAATAAAAAATTCTGTTTTATCTTTGATGCGCCCAAAAATAAGAATCTACAAAGTCAACTATGCAGAATTTATAACCGATGAATCTGGAGAGCCTGATCAGGGAAGGATTGTTGCCTTGCCGCAGCCCTGTTATAAAGAGTTTAAGTTTTCAGATAATTTCGGTCTTGAAACTGCTATCACGGCACAAGATTATTTAGCGTATGAGAGCACTCGACCAAGCTGGAGAAATGTCGGCCTGAAGAGTTTTTCAGTTAAGCAGGACGGAAAAAAACACGGCGCGATTGAGAATAATATTGATTGCACCCTTGAGCTTTCCTTTAAAAGCCTGAAGGACATACAGGCCTCTCCCCCTGGTGAACCACCAGCCGACCGCGGCGGCCTTCGGTATGTTGATTTAATAACATGGGCACCGGCCCGAATCGATAAAGAAACAGACACCACTAACCCGAAGCATTACGAAATCAAGGTTTTGATGGGCTATACCGCCCCAACAGAACAAGAGCTTAAAGCTCTTAACTTGTCTGCTGCCGATATTTCAGCGGTCAAAAATATAGAAAAATTAAATGTCTTGCTGTCTCTTTCTCTCTATAATTACGAATTAAATATAGAAGAAAACGGCGAAGTCGGCCTCAAAGCACAATATCGAGGTCGACTGGAGACAGTTATAGGCACTAATCAGGTAAATATATTTCAAAACACTTTCAGGCTCACCCGCGATGGTGCCGTTGATATTTCGCGAAAAATCAATTCTGGGCACAACATCTCTAAAGTATATAAAACTAGGACGATGATCAACTCGATTCAAAGAGAACTAAACAAGGCTAGCTGCAAAACTGACGAGTGTAAGGGCAGAAAAAATTTAAATTCTCTTGTGCTGAATGATTCTTTCTTTCAAGCGATGGTTAAAGAGGCCTTTTCTTCCGGCAGGACTCTTGATAATAAAACTGGGCTAAGAAGCTCAGGCTCCGGCTTGGAAATCGTCGACAGAGATAAGATGTATACGTTCTTTAAGGATGGAGACAACACCGCGAAGCTGCTAGCCAAAATTAAACAAAAGGTCGGACTTTACAAAAAAGACGTTTTTAAGAGTTTTGTTGATCAGCTCATAACTGGCAACACCGACGACGATGCGCATGGAACCAGGTTGTTTTGTGTGAATAGTGGCGAGGTCGCGCTGAAGAAGGCAATTAATTTGTTAACAGATACTCCGGAGGGAAAGGGAATTGAAGAACAGCGAGAAGAAGGTGATTCTGAGACTACGCCTAAGCCAATCGCTACAAATCAAGTGAGAATAGATAGATGCCACAGAGTTAAGCCCATAGATAAGGACATATCTCAGACTGTTGCATCTGAGATTAATTCGTCGCTAGACTTAGAGACGAAAAGCAAAGATAAAAAAACTTCTGAAAAAAAGAAAGATCCTGCTCGAACATCTATAAGAGACGTTACGGGCAAGAATCATAGATTCTATTTTGTTTATCTGGGGGATATAGTTGAATTAGCATGCAAAAACGCCGGCCTAGGAGTATTAGACTTAGAATTGGCGGGGCAAACTAGAAACGAAGGACATCCAGTATACACCAGAGAGTCATATTTTCCTCCCGACGAGAAAGTATCTTCAGATGAATATCCTCTAAAACACGCGAGGATGCTGTTGGGCCCTCTAGAATATTATGATAAAGATGGTAATTTAAAAACAATAAACTTAGCTCAGTTTCCCATATCTTTTAATTTTTTCAGAGCTTGGTTCATAAAGAAAATTGTCAGAAGAAGAAGGCCACAGATGCCGTTGGGTGCATTCTTAGCGGAGCTTATAAACAATCTCGTTATGCCCGCGCTGGGCGTGGGCATGCCAAAGTCTTTTAAGGCGCCCCAGACGCGTTCTAGCGTTGTCTCCCTGACTTTACCCGGGAAGCAGGCAAAGCCAGGCTCGGGAGTGGAAAGAAAAGTCTGCGGCCAGAGTTTGGGCCGGTTTGTAGAAGCTTTACCTATGCGTCAAAGTATAAATGTGAATAGCGCCTTGTTTGAACAGGAGTATTACTCCTTTGCTAAACAAACCGTGGAATCAGAGAGTTTGATCAAAACCAGCTTTGATTATCTTTTGATGTATGTTACGACACATAAAAACATTATTGAAAGGAGAGGTGATCCGGTTGTCGATGTCAAAGATGGAATCTATCACTTTAATATAGGCTCCGACATGGGGCTCTTGAAAAAGATGGACTTCAAAAGGGTGAATTTACCTGGACTGGTTGAGCTGCGTTCAAAACAGGCGGAAGAGCAGGGGGTAGATTCCTTAGACCAGTTGAAGTTCCCCTATGATACAAATTTAACGCTAATAGGCACATCCTTATTCACTCCAGGTATGTTTTATTATGTAAATCCTAGTCTAGCTGGACTAGGCTCGGTCGAGGATGCAGGATCTTTGGCATACAAAATGAATCTTGGCGGATATCACCTGGTGCAAACAGTTACAACGACCATATCTGACAGTTCTTTCGAAACTAAAGTTGAGGGAACTCAAACTTCCCAGGGGAGAAGATAGCATGTCTGTAAACTTTCTAGAGAGCATCTTCAACAGTAAAAAAAATCTGCAAGAGCTTTATAAGCCCGGCAAAGATATAAAAACTTTTGATTTGCACAACAAGCACATGCTCTATGGAAGGATTGACAAAGATGGTGATGCGATTTATTTGCATGATAATGCCAGTCTTAGATCTTTACATTCTGCAAAAAAAGATGATCACATGGCTATTGATTTCGTTTGTGACGCTTTTTCAGATTTCGCCACTAGCGTAAAAAACGCAGCAAACAAGGGCTATCTGTCTAGAGAAAGCGTTATTCCTGCCAACATGAAAGCGCACAAATCACAAGTGACGGGAGATCTGCCTTATTCATATAATAAATATTTAAACAACATGTATACATCTTTTGTTGACACATATCTATCGATCGATCGTAGAAAAGAGGAAATTAAAAATTATAATGATTTTATAAAACATTTTATAAGATTTTTTACAAAAACTGCAACTAGCTTTCCTTTTACCAAAACTGGATTTTTGACGTCGATACACTGCTCCCCGTTTGTTAGTGGCTTGATGCTGGAGATCGCACCCGGCCGTCACGGTCTGAATTCTAACAGTCGTGTCGAAAAGTATCTGTTGGACGACAACTTTAGCTTTTTTGTTAATGAATCTAGAAAATTTGGATTCATGGTGGACAAGAATGCCCCATGGCGACTTGTTTTTAACGTGCAATCAGGGGTGCTGAATTCTGATAACGATACTCAACGCGGCGGCCAAATTTATATGAGTAAGCGGGCCATGACTAGTGATAGTGTTTTTAGCTCTTATTTTAGAAAATCGTACTTGGATGAACTCATAAATTTAAAAAATCAAATATATAACTTTTATCAAAGTTTTTATTTTCAATACGCAACATACCAAGAAATAAAATATCCAGATTACGCAGTTAAAAGCGAGCTAACTGATTCTTGCGCGCCCGTGACGTTACAGACAGTCAGAAAAGAGAGAACGCCACCGCCGGCCGGCAATCTGAATGACCTGTATTGGCTGAACGTGTTGCTGCTCTTCAGGCTGGTTGAGACAGGAACTTACTATGACGCGCAAAGGTTTAGTTTTTTCTATAACAACGCATATGAGCGCCTGACGCTTTTTGGCATGGATGAGGCGTTAAAATATATTAATGACTTGACGAAGGGTACTAACGTTTCTACTTTTATCAGCAAAGGTGACTATTGGTATGGAATTTCTGAGGAAGAATATCAAATCAGAATGAAAGAAGCTAGAGAGAATTGTCTAGACCCAGATAGGGTACATTATTCCATAACTGGCAATTCAAATTACAAGTGAGGAAATATTGCTCTTCCAGGCTCTCGATAATAAAATAGAGTGTTATAAAATATTTTGTAATGGAGCACTTCATGATGATTATGATATATCTAGTTTAACCCACACTTGGTATATTTCGAAAAACATAACAGACTTGAATGTTGAATATGCAAAGATTTGGGCTCATGGGCAGGACCTGCAGGGTGTGTGCCCAGAAGACCTTCTCCCCAGGTGGAAGAGTGTTTCCTCTCAAGCAAAGGTCTTCTTAAAGACCTTTAGAGAAGCTAAAATTAATCTAGAAGATGTTTGTTTTTACGATTTGGTACCAGAGTCATTTTTGTTAGATTATTATGATGTCAAGAACAGCATAACAAGACACGTCTTTAATAGCTATGATAAGCCAAAAAATTATGATTTTATGAAAAATCTTGTTTATTTTTTGCAAGACATAGAACAGAATGAGCTTAATATTAGTTTCGAAAACTTATCACTTGAGAACGAAAAAGTGCGGAATTGCCTAGGTAAGCTAAAAGCAGCCGGCAAAACTATAAGCTACAACCCATGGGGCACTGTTACTGGCCGGCTGACAACAAATAAAAACAGCTTTCCGATATTAACACTCAACAAAGAGTTGCGCCCAGCCTTGGTGCCTAAGAATGACTTGTTTCTAGAACTTGACTATAACGCAGCAGAGATTAGAACTCTTTTGGGTCTACTTGGAGAAGAACAGCCAGCTATGGATGTGCACGAGTGGATATCAAAAGAAATATTTGATTCAAAATTTAATAGAGAAGAGACAAAGTTAAAAGTTTTTGGATGGCTCTATAATCCTAAGGCGAAGAATAAGAGGCTAAACAACTTCCTAGACCGTGATAAAATTTTAGAAAAATATTACGTAAATGATAGGGTTTGCACTCCTTTTAATAGGTGTATAGAGGTAGATAACGACAAAGCAGTTAACTATTTGGTGCAAAGCACATCCAGCGATATGTTCTTAAGCTCAGCCATGTCAGCAGCAAGTTTGCTAAAAAACAAAAAGTCATTTGTCTCGTTTTGCATACATGATAGCTTAGTTATCGACATTAGCGCCGAAGATAAACCTCTAATAGAGCAAATTATCGATACGTTTTCGAAAACTAGGTTTGGAGACCTAAAAACAAACGTGAGTTTGGGTAAGAATTTTGGCGCTATGAGGAAAATAAGATGAATGTGATTGGCATAGGCTCACCTGGATGCGCCTTAGCGCTTGAGTTCAAAATATATGACGAATACGAGGTTTTTTTCGTCGATCACGAAAACAAGCAAGGATACGATAATTTCTTTAAAATTCCACGAAGAGCCACACATGAAGAATACGAAAAGAAATACAGAAAAATCAACCTTAAAGCCAAAAAGCAGCCGACAATATTAATACTATCTGGCGCTGGAAAGATAAGCGGAATTATTTTAAGATTGCTGCAGCAGTTAAAAGATAATGATTTGGAGGTGCTGTATGTTAAGCCAGACGAGAGCTTAATGACGATAAAAGAGAAAAATCGCCACAAGGTGGTTTTTGGAGTACTCCAACAATATGCTAGATCTGGCTTAATAAAAAAGATTTATGTCGTCGACAACTCGATGGTCGAAGAGGTAATCAACAACATTAACATTCAAACCTACTGGCAAGACGTAAACAAGGCGATATCTAGTACGTTTCACATGTTGAATGTGTTTAAAAATACAGAGCCCCTGTTGACAACCTTTGGAGAAATTAGCACTACAAGCAATATATGCACTTTCGGTGTTGTAAGCTTCTCTAAGCTAGACGAAAAAATATTTTATAAGCTAGAGAGGCCCCGATGTAAAAAATACTTCTTTGGTGTGACAGAAGAAACATTAAACACGGAAAAAAACTTATTACAGAAAATAAGAAAATTTTCTAAATCTAAATCCGCCGAAGAAGAAAAGTGCGACTCTAGCTTCGCCATATATTCAACAGGCTATGAACAAGATTACGTTTATGCGCTACAATATGCGACACTGGTACAAGAAGAAAATACTTCTTTACAGAAGTAAAAAAGTTTTTATTGTATTTTACAAGGCAGTTAGAAAATTAGCTGACTGTACTATAGCTTAATGCAAAAGGAGAAAATAATGGCTATCGACTTAGATAAAATGAGAGCAAAAAGAGATGCTCTAGAAAATAGAGGCGGCACCAAGAGCGCCTTCTGGAGACCAGAAGATGGCGAGACGGTTATCCGAATTCTTCCAACTTCTGATGGTGATCCATTTAAGGAGTTTTGGTTTCACTACAACCTTGGCAAGAACCCTGGCTTTCTCAGCCCAAAGAAGAACTACGGAGAAGATGACCCACTAAACGACTTTATTCGCCAACTGTACAAGGACGGCTCAGAAGAGAGCGTCAAGATGGCAAAAAATCTAAACGCACGTCAACGTTTTTTCTCACCAGTTATTGTGCGCGGCGAGGAAGACCAAGGCGTACGCTTATGGGGCTATGGCAAGACTGCGTATAAGGAACTTCTCAACCTAGTCTTGAATCCCGAATATGGAGACATTACAGACACTAGCGAGGGAACTGATCTGGTGATTAATTACGGAAAGCCCGCAGGAGCACAATTTCCGCAGACCACCATCACTCCCCGCCGTCGATCAAGTCCGCTAGCCGAGACAGAGGATGAAACCTCAAAGTACTTGGACTCAATTCCAAGCTACGAGGAAGTTTTTGACTCCGCACGCAAAACCCCTTCAGAGATTCAACAAATGCTTGACGAGTTTTTGTTAGGTGAAGAGGATGCAGAAGAGGTATCGAGCGAAACCACGAAGTATGAATCTTCTGGAACCGGCGGCAGCGATGTCGACAAGGCCTTCGAGGAACTCTTAGGATAAGTCCCCCACCGCAGGGAGGCACGGGTTTACAGGTGCCTCATTACTACTTATAAGTATGGAATGTTACATACTTTCTATCATGGGTTTCTCATTATTTCTCCTCGGCTTAAGCTTGGGTGGTATAATTGAAAATAAGCGCTTGAGAAATAATCAAGAAATTTTATTAAAAATAAACGAAACGCAAGAAATTTTGCTGCCTCTGGCGGACAAGATCAGCCACATAGAGACCGCAGGACAACCCACGGGCACACTTGTTGATTACGAACTGCAGGATCCCGAAGAAACACTAGAAATACCAGCATACGACTTGCTGCAAGAGGAACTATGGCGACTAAAAAAGCAAAAAAACTTGGAAGATTGAACCTCAAGGAGATGAGGAATCTCATCAACAAAAAAGCAGGAACAGAAATTGCTTTTTCGTTATCCGACGACAACCCTACTGACGTTAAGCGCTGGATTCCTACAGGATCTAGGTGGCTCGATAGCATTATTTGCAAGGGCAAGCTAGGTGGTATACCTTTAGGAAAGGTTGTGGAAATAGCGGGGCAAGAGAGCACCGGCAAATCCTACATGGCTGCGCAAATAGCGTCTAATGCTCAAAAAATGGGCATCGATGTAATTTATTTTGATTCAGAATCAGCCATCGACAGCTCTTTCTTAGAGAATATCGGGTGTGATTTGTCAGAAGACCCTCCAGCCGGTTGGGGTTCTTTTCTATACGTCCGCGCGCTCAGCGTTGAGTCGGTCTTGGAAAACATAGAAGAACTCCTAGGAACAAATGAAAATTCCATGTTGTTTGTTTGGGACTCTGTAGCTCAAACTCCATGTGAAACAGACATCCAGGGAGATTTCAACCCACAGTCTTCCATGGCGGTTAAGCCCAGAGTTTTATCTAAGGGGGTTCAAAAGCTCACACAGCCTATTGCTGTAACGCAGTCAACCTTGCTGGTGCTGAACCAACTCAAAACAAACATAACTAGTAATATAGCGGAGGCGATGACCACTCCTTGGTTCACGCCAGGTGGAAAGTCTCTGCCGTATACATACTCTCTCAGAATGTGGTTGACATCTAGAAAGTCGAAAGCATCGTTTGTTAGCGACGAGAACGGATTTAGAATTGGATCTGAAGTCAAAGTTACTTTAAAGAAAAGCAGGTTCGGCACTCAAGGTCGTCAGTGCACCTTTAAAATTCTTTGGGGTGGCACGGAGGCCATAATCCAAGACGAGGAAAGTTGGTTCGAGGCCATAAAGATTTCAGATTCCTTGCAAAGCTCTGGAGCTTGGTATAGGTTAGAATATGAAGATGGTTCTTTTGACAAGTTCCAGGCATCCAAGTGGAAAGAGAAGCTGAAAGAAGAAAAATTCCATGCTAGAGTGCTTCAATTGATGGATGAAGAAATCATCATGAGATTTGAGACTAAACAAGGAAGAGCAGCCGACTTTTATGACATAGATAAAGAAGATTGATTTATTTTTTTAAGTTCTTATATTAAACAGTATGAAGAACTTTAAGCCTAGAACGAACATCAAGGGCGCCCCCGTCAATCGCACGAAAAAAATAAATCGCCTTTTTTCTCTGGCAAAAAATATTGCTAGTGGTAGCGAATATGGTAAAATTAGACATGGCGCCCTTTTAGTAAAGGGCGGTTCGGTCTTAAACGCTTCTTGCAATAAAGAAAATTATAGTTCATTTGGCCGACGGTTTAGGTGCCCCCATCGCGGGCATGCGACTGTACATGCCGAACTCGGCTGCGTATTGGGCATGCCTAGGGACGTAACAACTGGTTCCGATGTCTATGTTTGCAGGATCAACAGAGAGGGCGAGTTCCGAAACAGCAAGCCCTGCGCTATGTGCCACGCCGCACTGAAGCACGTCGGGGTTAAGAGGGTGTATTATACTACTAACAATAATAGAATAGAAATGTATAAACTGTAGACTATTTATTATCTGAAGGAGGACACTAAATGCACTCTCTTAAAGAGCTAATAAAAGAATATTTCAAGGATACGCTTTATGAAGCAGATGTTATCATGCGCTCGTCGCGGAAGCAAAAGCTGACCATAGTTACCGACAATCTTCGAGGAATATGTGGAATTACAGTCTGTACTGTCACGGGCCCGTCAGAGCCCGTCGGCGAAAATGTTGAAAAGACGAGATTAAAAGTTAAATTTTTTCTGTTAGAAGACACCCTGGAACAACACATGAAGAGAATGGCAATTGATGCCAGAAAAATAGATGGAGTTTTTTCTTTTATCCCATACTCAACTAGAAAAGTCGTAAGTAGAATTTATAGACCGCAAGAGAGGTAATTTTGTCCAAAACAAAAAGAGTGCTGATTATTGATCAGTTAAATCTTTTTTTTCGTAATTATATAGTCAACCCTAGCATTTCAAGTAACGGCGCGCCAATCGGAGGCCTCAGAGGTTGTTTGCAGAGCCTGCAGAAGGTAGTCCGCGAATCTAAGCCGGATATGGTAGTGATTTGCTGGGATGGCCACGGCGGCTCAAAAAGACGCAAAAACTTAAAGAAAGATTATAAGGCCGGAAGAAAGCCTATTAGGCTGAACAGGGGAATTAGAAATTTATCTGAGCAGGAAGAGATTGATAACAAGATCTGGCAGCAAACAAGACTAGTTGACTACTATAATCAATTGCCTATAGTTCAATTCATGTTCGATGGCATCGAGGCTGACGATATTATTGCTGCAGTCTCAAACCACAAAGTCTTGTCTGAATATGAAAAAATTATTCTTTCAAGCGACAAAGACTTTTTCCAGCTTTTGGATGATAAGACTGTTTTGTACAGGCCAATACAAAAGGAAGTTTTGAATAAGAATAATATTATTGAAAAATTCAATTTACACCCTACAAACTTTGCCATGGCCAGAGCCATGGCCGGGGATAAGTCTGACAATATTGATGGAGTTCCTGGTTTGGGCTTAAAGACGATATCAAAGCGCTTTCCCTTTTTAAAGGAAGAAAAGTCTGCGACTTTTTCTGACATCTTAAATCACTGCCGCGCGGCTCTTCAAGACAAGAGTGTAAAGGCATATGAAAACGTCTTGGAGCATGAATCCGCGCTAAGAGAAAATTACAAACTAATGCAACTTCACGCCCCCATGCTCACCATCGAAGCCAAAAGAGTTATAAGCGAAACCTTGCAGAGCGCAAACCCTACACTTAACAAAACAGAAATTATAAAGATGATGATCAAGGACGGCTTCGGAGAAATAAACTTCACAGAGCTTTTTCAGCATATGAATAAAATTTCCCTAGACAAACAATAATATATGTCTAACTTATAATCAGAAGAGGAAAAGATGAAAAAAGAAGTTAATTTTTCAAAATACGGCAAGCAATTTCAGGAGTCGCTAGCACAGCTAATAATGGAAGATCGTCCGTTTGCAGACCAGATGGAAGAAGTGCTGAATGTGGGCTTCTTCGAGATTAAATATCTTCGAGTTTTTATAAAGAAAATATTTGATTATAGAAAGAAATATGGTGTGCACCCGACAAAGAAGATCCTTGCTACTGTTTTTAGAACTGACATAGAAAATCAAAGTGATGCTCTACAAAAACAAGTTAGAGATTATTTTGCACGCACCACAATCAGAAGTGTTGATGACGAGAGATATATCAAAGAAACTTCTTTAGATTTTTGCAAGAAGCAGAAGCTTAAAGGAGCGCTAATGCAGTCTGTTGAACTTATTCACAACTCATCGTACGATGAAGTTAGCAAGGTTATTAACGACGCGCTTAATCTTGGCACTGACAACAATTTTGGTCATGATTTTTTAAAAGACTTTGAAGCTAGATACGAACTTAAGGCTAGAAATCCAGTTACCACTGGTTGGCCAAAGGTTGACAGTATAATGAAGAGCGGCCTAGGCACCGGGGAGCTTGGCGTTGTCATCGCCCCAACAGGAGCAGGCAAGTCCATGGCCCTCTCTCATCTAGGCGCGTCAGCGATAAGGTCAGGAAAAAACGTGATTCATTACACACTAGAGCTTTCTGATGTTGTGACCGGCCATCGGTATGATAGCTGTCTCTCTTCGGTGCCGCTCTCTTCTTTGTTTTCTCGCAAAGATGAAGTGTTGGAAACAATTAGCGATATGGACGGCACACTGGTTATCAAGGAGTACCCAACAAAAACAGCGAGCACCAATACGATACGAAGTCATCTGGAAAAATTAAAAAAAAGAAATCACAAAATCGATATGATTATAGTAGATTACGCTGATCTTCTTAAGACCTCTACAAACTTTAGGGAGAAAAGAGATGAACTAGGCTCTATTTATGAAGATCTTCGAGCGATCGCTCAAGAAAATAAATGTCCTGTGTGGACTGCATCACAAACCAACAGAACTGGATTAAATGCAGAAGTTGTAACTATGGAATCGATATCAGAGGCTTTCAATAAATGTTTTGTAGCGGATTTTATATGTTCTATTTCAAGAACTATAAAAGACAAAAATGCGAATACGGCAAGGCTTTTCGTGGCAAAGAACAGGAACGGTCCGGATGGACTGGTATTTCCTATGTTTGTTGACACTAGTGTTGTGCAACTTAAGGTGCTAGCTGAAGCTCACGTGCCTCAGCTAGCACCATCCAACCCGGGAGATTTAGCGGCCGCCTTGAGAGAAAAATACAAACAACACAGGAAACAAACACTAGGGGATGATAATGGAGCTACCAAATAAAATTTTATCAGATATTACCGTCTATATGAAGTATGCGCGGTACATACCAAGAAAAAAAAGAAGAGAAACTTGGAAAGAGCTAGTTACTCGCAACAAAAAAATGCACATCAAAAAATATCCGGATCTTCAAGAGGAGATCGAGGAGGTTTATAAATATGTTTATGAAAAGAAGGTCCTACCGTCCATGCGATCCATGCAATTCGGTGGTAAGCCGATTGAAGTGGCACCTAACAGGGTGTACAACTGCGCTTTTCTTCCTATTGATCATGTCGCTTCTTTTAGCGAGTGCATGTTTCTCCTCCTGGGTGGAACGGGTGTCGGATATTCTGTACAGAAGCACCACGTAGAAAAATTACCTGAGATACAAAAACCAAACTCTAAGCGCACTCGTCGTTATTTGATAGGGGACTCTATAGAGGGCTGGGCTGATGCTGTAAAAGTTTTAATAGGCTCCTATTTCAGAGGTGGCTCTAGGATACGTTTTGATTTTTCTGATATCCGTCCGAAAGGAAGCAGACTAGTTACCAGTGGCGGCAAAGCACCTGGCCCCCAGCCTCTCAAGGAGTGTCTGGTGAAAGTGCAAGGTATATTTGATGAAAAAGAAAGTGGGGATAAACTTGAGCCTATCGAAGTTCACGACATTATTTGTTATATTGCTGATGCTGTTCTTGCCGGGGGGATTCGTCGGGCTGCTCTTATTTCCCTCTTTTCGGCCGATGATGAAGAAATGCTGGCCGCAAAAATTGGTAATTGGTGGGAAACGAATCCACAACGAGGCAGAGCAAACAACTCAGTAGTTCTGATGAGACACTTGATAACCAAAGAATTTTTCATGAAAATTTGGGAACGTGTCAAGGAAAGCGGATCCGGAGAGCCAGGGTTTTACTTTTCGAACGACAAGGATTGGGGCACCAACCCTTGTTGTGAGATTGGTTTGCGCCCATACCAGTTTTGTAACCTGACAGAGATTAACGTCTCAGACGTCGAATCCCAGGAAGAATACGAGGCCCGGGCCAAAGCTGCAGCTTTTATCGGCACCTTGCAGGCTGGATACACAGATTTCCATTACCTTAGAGACGTTTGGAGGAGAAATACTGAAAAAGATGCTTTAATCGGAGTTTCTATGACTGGTATTGCCTCAGGTCGCGTTTTGAATTTAGATATGAAAGCTGCTTCTTTGGTTGTTAAAGCTGAAAACCGCCGCGTTGCTTCTCGAATTGGTATCCGACCTGCAGCTCGTACGACTTGCGTCAAACCGGCTGGCACTACATCTTTAACCCTTGGTACCTCAAGCGGAATTCACGCATGGCATAATGACAACTACATTAGAAGACTTCGGGTCGGCAAGAATGAATCAATATATATGTATTTGTTCTTAAACCACCCTGAATTGGTGCAGGATGAATATTTTAGACCTCATGACACCGCTGTGATAGAAGTCCCCCAACGCGCCCCGGAAGGTTCTATTACGAGGCAAGAAAGTGCTCTTCAGCTTTTGAAAAGAATAAAAAAAGTTACAGATGAATGGGTCCGCCCAGGACACAAAAGCGGACAAAACACCCACAACGTTTCAGCGACTGTTTCCATAAAAGATGCAGAGTGGACTGACGTTGGGGAGTGGATGTGGGAAAACAGAGATTGTTATAACGGCTTAAGCGTCCTCCCGGCCGACGGCGGCACGTACAAACAAGCACCGTTTGAAGACTGCTCCCCAGAAAAATTCCAGGTGCTCTTACAAAGCCTGACGAATGTGGACATAACAAAAGTAATAGAGACGGAAGACGACACAAACTTAACTGGCGAGCTAGCATGCTCTGGCGGTTCGTGTGAAATAGTTTAGTTTACTTGTTGGTTTGAGATATTATATTAATTTTAACAAAAGGAGAAAACATGAGTGACCTTACAAAAGACGAATATGTTGTTGAGTACATCAAAGCTCTCAAGGCTATCGAAGATGAAATGGAGCCATATAAGGAGCACAAGAGGGATTTGAGAAAAAACTACGTTCAGAACGGGTGGTTGACTGGAGATGAGATGCGACAAGCCGTCCGCGCTTATCGTATGCTTCGGAAAGATGATGATATTAATCAATTTTCCGATTATTATGAAAAAATCAAGACAAAGGTTAGTGGGGTTTGATATGATGCTTCCCGTGAACAAATACTTGCTCGTCAGGATCATAGAAGAACAAGAGAAGAAGTCTGGCGTGCTGGTACCGGAAGAATTTATGGACACGGCGAAGCCCCATGCTTTAGTGGAGCTTGTAGCGCCAAATAAGGACTCCGACTTACCATCGGGTTCGAAACTGCTCGTTCCATCTCACATGGTGGAAGACGTTGAAATATTTGGAGAAAAATATAGTTTTGTTCTAGAAAATAACGTCATAGGTTTTTTTACTGACTAATTATTCTTATTATAAGGAAAAAAATGAATACTCTAATTTTATTACTTACATCATTAGCGTTGTCTTCCTCCCCCGCAACCTCCTCTGCCTTCAAGAAACCATTAAACTACGACAAAAAAGTTCACGTCTCCGAGGCGATCAATTTTGTTAATTTAGAAGAAGGAAACCCCTATATTCGAGTTCGACAGAGCGAGGAAGTAACCTACGAGGAGCTTCGCTATTACGCCCTGCACGATTGCAAAAATAACTCCAACCCTTCCGAGCAAATCGTGGATGCTTTAATCGCGATAGAAAGAGAGTATAATCCAGCTCCGGCTATGAGGGGCATGATTCTTGCGGCAGCATGTACGGAGTCCGGTTTTAATCCACTAGCCAAGGGCGATCGCCGTTTTAGCAGGAATAAGAAAACCCCCATGGCCATCGGCGTGTTACAGCTTTGGCCTATATACGAACGAATGTATCCAGGCCTAGACAGAACTGACCCTGAACAAGCGGGCCGTGCGTGGATGAACCATATAGTTAAAATGATCCCCAAAGTGAAGAGGCAGTGCAAATACAGAACTCAAAAAAATATTTGGCTTGCGGCTTGGGTAACCGGAATAAGGTACAAAAAGCCTGGTGGTCGCTGCAAGGAAAGACCTAAGCACTATCGTCTTTTGAAAAGATGGCATCGACAAATCAAGAAAGACAAAAAGCATGAAGGATACTGTAGAAGCAAAGACACATGCGGATGTTGATTTTTTCTGGAAGGAAGTAGTAGTCGGCGCCGACATAGATGCCGTACGTTACGCTTACGAAAACAAATGCTGCCTCATCAAGAATCGTGCCCCCTATCATCATTCTTACGAAGAGATAGAAGACGAGTGGGCTCAAAAATCATATGAGCTTTATAATCTTGGGCTGGTTCCCTTCACCAGTAAGATTACAAAAATAAGAATCGACTCGGCCGAGAATATTTTGAAAATATTTACTGGCAATCGATCGTGGCTGGTGGGCTTTGAGGTCTTGCAACAGTATGATGATGCTTTTGTAGATGGATCGACCCTTGACAGACAATTAAGCCACTATCGTGTCGTTGATTGGTTCGATTGTCACGGCCTGAGCGATTTGAATTTTGAAGAAATAACAACCACTGAAAAATTTACTAACAAAATTAAATTTTTTAAAACGAAGCGGATGGACGGTGATCAAAAATATCTAGATTTATTGTGTGAATCTTTTTTAACTGAAGGACAACTAAAGGACTTCAATTATAGTGAAACGATGGCTAGATTTAAAATCACTGATTTACTTAAAGAGTACGGTGTTAACAACCCCAAGATGTCACTGTGGAAAAGAGACGTTTTTCCAGTATACAAAGCCAAAGGCAAAACTTGAAGAAGCACTTAGCAGGAATTGTGCCGGTATCAGGAATTAAAACTGACTTTAACATGCCATGGCATGAAAGTCTCATGCCAATTGGCCCAAACTACTTAGCAGTCGAACGCGCCATCGCGGAGTGCGCACACGCTGGGTGTGATACGATATGGGTTGTCTGCAACGACGACGTGACTCCACTTATAAGACACCAAGTTGGAGAGAAAATCCAAGATCCAGTTTATAATTATCGACATTTTGAATTCAACAGAGACGAGGCAAAAAAACCAATTCGTATATATTATGTACCCCTGGCGATAAAAGATATCAACAAGAGAGACAACTTAGCTTGGTCCGGGATCTTTGGCGCTACCTGTGCTGATGATATTTTAAAATCCCTGTCAGTGCATTTGCGTCCGGACAGATTTTATATTTGTTGGCCCTATGGCTATTATGATCCGACCGTCGTACGGGAGCACAGAAAAAAGATTGCCAGCGAAAATGTAGCCCTTCAATACGAAGGGAAGAGCGTTAAAGATAATAAATATTTGTCTTTCACTCTGACAATTCAACAGATTAACGATCTGATAGAGGAGTCCATTTCGACGTCATCTGGCTTGTGGTCCGAAGACAGAAAAAATAGACTTTCTTTGGAGCAGAGGTATAGTTATAAAAACTATGATTTAAAAAAAGTTTTTGCTAGTTTGGATTTTTCTGAATATGAGTTTGTCAGCCTGGAAGACTACCACCCTCTGGACTGCTGGTCTGGCTATTGCCAGTTCTTGTCGAAACAGATAAAAATAAAAAAACCAAAAATATTAAGATATTCCGAATGGAATGAAATAGGAATGAATGATGATTAAAATATTTACAAAGCACCCCAAAGAAAACGGACATTCAGGCTATTTTTCACACCTCTTGTTTTCTTTTTCAATAGGAGTTCGATTGATGGCATCATCTGTTTTTTTCTTACTCCACTCTGTTTTTCCCTTCGTGCCTGTACCAAAGTTTTTAAACTTAGAAAAAACAACTCAGTTTTTAATTATTAAAAATCACGGAACACTGTAGTTTACCTCTGGGAACTAATTCTTATATTGTTAGGAAACAGGAAGTAAACACATGAACGAAGCACCAACCAACATCCCATTCGTGGGCCTTCACGCACATTCAGTCGCCGGCTCCGTATTCGATGGCTTTGGGTACCCCCAAGACCACATGGATTTCGCATATCAAAATGGCATGCGCGCCTTGGCTCTAACAGACCACGGCAACATGAACGGCATGTCTTACCAAGTACTTCACGCAAAGAAGATGAAGGAGCAGGGTAAAGAGTTCAAACCAATTTTTGGCGTCGAGGCCTATTTTGTCTCTAGCGTTAAAGATTGGCGAGAGGAGTATGACAGGGTCAAGAAAGACAAGAAGGAAGCCAGGAAGGTAATTCAAAACACGGACAAGGTAGAGGCCGAGGACGAACAAGCTTCGAAAAGCAAATCCAAGAGCAAAATTAACTCTTACGGACACTTAGTTCTTCTGGCTATGAATCAGAAGGGCCTAAACAACATTTTTAAAATTGTTTCAGATTCTCACCAAGGTGATAATTTTTACAGAAAGCCCAGGTTAGATTACAAAATTTTAAAAGAAAATGGCGAGGGAATTATCGCATCCTCCGCATGCCTAGGCGGCGTATATGCTCAGGATTATTGGAACAACAAAGATGAAGGCCCCGAAGCTGTACTGTCTGCGATGAGAGAAACAACGAGGAACATGATTGATTGCCTAGGCGACCGCTGGTATGGAGAGCTACAGTGGAATAACGTGCCAGCGCAACATGAGCTAAACCAGTATGTCATCAAAATGCATGAAGAGTTTGGCATCCAGCTGATTTCAACTGCTGATAGTCACTATCCAAATCCTGACGCGTGGAAAGATCGAGAGCTTTACAAAAAGCTTGGCTGGCTAGGAAAGTCCAAGCAGCCCGAGTGGATTAAGAGTGAATTGCCAATCGACGTCGACGAGTTGGGTATGGAATTGTACCCTAAGAACGGCAACCAAATGTGGGAGTCTTACAAAAAGTATTCTCAGGAATGTGGGTTCGAGTATGATGACGAGGTTATTTACGACAGTATCGTTAAGACACACTGGATCGCTAACGAAAGAATTGAAGATTTCATGCCAGATGACACGGTGAGACTACCGGGCTTCGTAGTGCCAGACGGAATTTCGGCCGAGCAAGCGCTGGTCAAGGAAAGCATCGCCGGTCTACGTAAACTCGGCCTCGAAGGAGATCAGGAGTATGTTGATAGACTCAAGTACGAGCTAGAGGTAATTAACGGTAGAGGTTTTGGAAAATATTTTTTGACCATGAAGGCGATATCAGATGTTGCTAACGACAGCATGCTGGCAGGACCCGGACGCGGCTCGGCGGCAGGCTCTCTTGTTTCATACGTATTGGGCATAACACAAGTCGATCCGATCAAATACGGCTTGCTTTTCAGCCGCTTTCTTAGGTCGGATGCTACTGACTATCCGGATATTGATTACGATGTCAGCGATGCTTTTGGCCTGAAAGAAATCTTGGCCGAGAAGTGGGGGGAGACGACCGTGGTACCAATCTCCAACTTCAACACTCTTCAGTTGCGCTCACTCATAAAAGATATTAGCAAGCTCTATAACGTACCCTTCACAGAAGTTAACTCTGTGACCAGTCGAATGGTCAAAGAGGCGACCCCCAAGGCGAAGGCAAAGCATGGCATTAGAGCTGGCGTATACGCGCCGACCTTCGAAGAGGTGATGGAGTATTCTGAATCTTTAGGTAGGTTCTTGAAGAAGTATCCTGACATTAAGACGCACGTGGAGGCTTTGGTGGGCCAGGTTCGCTCAACTAGTCGACATGCAGGAGGTGTGGTAATTGGCGAAGATCTAGACAAACACATGCCGCTGATTTGTTCAGGCGGTGTTGTACAGACTCCATGGTCAGAGGGCATGAATGTCCGCCACTTGGAGCCTCTAGGGTTTATCAAATTTGACATCCTCGGCCTCTCGACACTGGAGATGATCCAGTCAGCTATCAGTCACATTTTGAAGAGATACCATGGGAATGAGGATCCAACATTTGATGATATTCGGAACTACTACGACAACAACCTCCATCCCGATGCAATTGATTTAAACGATCAGAAGGTGTATAAAAATATCTTTCATAAGGGCAATTTCGTCGGAGTCTTCCAGTTCACGAACAGCGGAGCGCAAAGGCTAGCCAAGCGTGTGAAGCCTAAGGACATTATTGATATTTCAGCTATTACATCAATATATAGGCCCGGACCCTTGAGCGCCGGCGTCGACCGGTCATACGTCAAGGCGAAGAGAGACCTAAAGGATGTAAAGTACCTCAACGATACGATTAAGGAAGTTACTCAGGAGACGGCTGGATTCTTAATATTCCAGGAACAAATTGCACTCTTGGCGCACAGGCTCGGCAAGGATATATCTCTGGAAGAAGGCAACAAATTAAGAAAACTTTTAACAAAAAAAGGGACAGGAAAAGCAGCTGATGAAAAAAACAAGATTAAACAAAAATTTATCCAGGGCTGCTCGGAGAAGGGAATCGAGAAGGACGCTGCAGCAAAAGTCTGGCAGACCTTCGAATACTTCTCAGGTTATGGCTTTAATAAGTCTCATGCTGTTTCCTACTCTATTCTTAGTTTTCAGTGCGCATGGTTGTTAAACTATTACCCTGAGTGTTGGATGGCTGCATTCCTGGACAAAGAGCCGGAATCGAGAAAGGAGCAGGCGATATCTCTTGCGCAAAAGCAAGGCTTTATTGTCAAGAATGTTGACATTAATGTATCAACATCTCAGTGGGAGATTTTAGATGATGGCAAGACCCTCTTGCAACCTTTTACATCAATCAAAGGCCTAGGCGACAAGGCGATTCAGCAAATTGAGCAGAACCGTCCGTTTGATACCGCCGAAAATTTGTTGTTTAACGATGATGTCGTTTATTCCAAGCTTAACAAAAAGGCACTTCACGCTCTTTGTTTGTCCGGCGCGCTTGATTCGCTCTGTGATGAAAGATTTAATGGGTGCAAGCATTTCTGGATGGCTTGTGTTGAAGATCGACCCAAGAATTCTAAAAAGTTAGCTGAAAATATAAAAAAATACCAGGATGAACCAGATTTCAACGTAGAGGACAAAATAGAACATGTAACCAGCTTAACTGGCATGTTTCCTTTCAATCTTGTCATGACAAAAAGCATTAAAGAATCGATTGCTAAATACATGGTACCGGCTATTGGATCTTGGGATAAGGATCTGGGCGTCGCGTGGTTTATAACTCGCGAAGTCATCCCCAAAAGAACTAAAACAGGAAAGCCTTATTGGATATTGAAAGTTATTGACGATCAGTCCAATTCAGCTAGTATTAAATGCTGGGGGGTGAAGCCGAACGATAGCATACACCTCAACAGGCCGTATGCAGCCAAGCTGGACCACAGCGAAGAATGGGGCTTCAGCACGAGGTCTGTAAAGCATAATTTTAGATTATTAGGTTAAGATATGGGTAGCATAAAAAGAAAAATAGCCCGCAATATGGCTAAAAAATATAAAAAAGCCGAGAAGAAGATGGCTAAACAGTTGAGCATGTTTGATTTATTAGAAGATGCATGCGCAGCATGCGAGAAGCCTTTTGATAAAACTTCTAAGGAGCATGCTACAACTTGGAATGTGATTGTAAGAGAGAAAGAGAAATTAGTAAGATTATATTGTCCAGAGTGTTGGGACAAAGCAAAAAGATTAATAGAGGAGATGCAAGATGATCTTAGAGTACAAGCTGAGGGCCTCAGCCAAGAAACCAACGAGAGCTAATCCAAGCGATGCTGGTTTGGACGTTTACTATTGTCCAAAGGATCCAAATGTTTCTGTGGTCGCCATTAAGCCCGGAGAAAATCACCTTTTACCGACAGGCTTAACCTTCGGCGTGCCGCACGGTTACATGCTTCAGGTGTGCAACCGATCAAGCATGGGAGCGAAGCGGTCGCTAGTTGTAGGTGCACATATCGTTGATAGTGGCTATGATGGAGAGGTGTTTATTGATCTTCACAATATCGGTACAGAGGTTCAATATGTCAATATCGGAGACAAGATTGCGCAGCTAGTCTTGGTGCCAGTCGTACATTTCCGACCTAGGTTGGTGTCCGACGGCCAGCTTTATCGCGAAGACATATCCATGTCTAATCGCGACGACGGCGCACTCGGCAGTACCGACGAGACGAAGCCAGCAAGCCGTGTCTCTTCTACAGCTGATTTAGACATGCGAGACCGGCACGCTAAAAAAAATGACAGCATCGCGAGATTGATTCGCGAAGAGGACTGGACCCCAAATGGATTTTAAGCAAACACACTCATTTGACGATGTACTACTCGTGCCTCGTTATAGTGATATCGAAAGCAGAGGCCATGTGGATATAAGTAGTGACTTAGGTCAAGGAACAAGGCTAAGCATGCCGGTAATATCCAGCCCCATGGACACTGTCACTGAAGAAAACATGGCTGTGGCGATTGATAGAGCAGGCGGGCTAGGAATCATTCATAGGTATAACTCAATTGAACAGCAGTCACTGCTTGTCAGTTTAGCTCGTCGCCACGGCGCAAGGATCTCCGGAGCGGCGATCGGCGCCACTGGCGATTTCTTGGAGAGAGCACATGCTCTCGTCGAAGCAGGCGCTAAAGTCTTATGTCTTGATGTCGCACACGGCCACCACAAGCTGGTCAGAGATGCCTTAAGGCAGCTTCGTTCTTCGCTCGATGGCGATGTGCATATTATGGCAGGCAACGTCGCGACACTCGAAGCCTTCGAAGATTTGGCTGCCTGGGGTGCTTCTTCAATCCGTGTAGGAATAGGAGGCGGCTCTATTTGTTCAACAAGAATTGTTACAGGCCATGGCGTACCTACCTTTCAAAGTGTTTTGGAGTGTTCCAATACTACTTACGATGTTAAAATCATCGCAGATGGTGGTATAAAGAATACGGGGGACATGGTAAAAGCCCTGGCCGCTGGAGCAGACTTTGTTATGGTCGGCTCCATGCTAGCCGGCACCAAAGAGACTCCGGGGGAAACGTTTCTTGGGAAGAACCGCAAAAAATATAAAGTATACCGGGGCATGGCCTCAGCGGCCGCCCAAAATTCATGGAGAGGCAAAACATCAACTCCGGAAGGTGTCTCAACCACAGTTCCGTATCGGGGCAGTGCTGCAGGCTTGTTTGAAGATATCTCTGGTGGTATTCGCAGCGGCTTGTCTTATTCGGGCGTGCGCAGCTTGGGAGAGCTTCGAAGCAAAGCATCTTTCATCCTACAATCAAGCGCATCGCAACTAGAAAGTAACACACACATATTGACCAGGAACAACTAGAGGAGTATCTGTGATAGAGAATAGAAAAAAAATAATGTTTTATGAATCAGAAGACACTCAAATTAAATTTAGAATAAGATGTCAGCATGACGGAATAACTCAGTCTCAGTTTTTAAGAATGGCCGTCGAGGCCTATATTACAGGAGATAGTTCTGTTTTCGAGTTAGTTCAAAGAAAGAAGGAAGAATTGGCTCTCCAAGGTAAAAATAAAATTAAAAAAATTAAAACTGAAAAATCTAAACAAACTGAAAATATAAAAAAATTCGCCCTGGACTCTGAAGATGTTGAAAATATATTTGATATGATAGAGATGGAGACCAACTTATGAGAAGCTGCTTGGAGACGTGTTTAAAATATAAAGTTTCTTGCCCTGTGGAAGAATGCAGGTATTGGGTTGACTACGAGAAGGATCTAAATTGTTGTCTAGAGAGTATAAGAAAGAATGATTCCATGACTTTGAGAGAAGTAGCGGAACGTCTAAATATAAGCTATGTTAGAGTAAAGCAGATCCAAGATAAGGCGATGAGCAAAATTATTGATCTGTTATAAACAAAAAAGGCATTTATTGTTTTAAAGTTCTATTTACTGTGTGCGCAACTGCACTTAGGAGTACAAAAATGAAGAAACAGCTTTTAAAAGAGTCAGAAATTAGAAAAATGATGAAATTCGCTAACATCGGCGCCTTAAGCGATGGTTTTGTTGAAAAACTAGAGGAAGGATTCGAATCTGGCGAACTAGAGGAGGCTCTCGAAGATGATGAGGATAGCCCCCCTGTTGATGATGCGGCTGTAGGCGATGATGCAGACATGGCCGCTGGGGATCTAGAAGGCGACGATGCAGACATGGCCGGCGGCGATCTAGAAGGCGAGATGGAGGATACTCCACCTGCCGAGGGCGAACTGCCTCCGGAGGCTGTCGAGAAGCTTGAAGATATGGTGGCTAGCTTGAAGGCCGTACTTGAGTTGTCTGGCGATGTCGGTGAGCAGTTAGCAAATGCGCTATCGACCGAGCGCACTGGTGACGAGCCCGCAGGTGATGTTGAAGCAGACCTCGCCGCGGCCGACATGGATCTAGAGCCCGAAGGCGGCGAAGCCGGACCTCCCCCAGACCTCCCAGGCGAAGAGGAACAGATGGTTGCTGAAGTGATGCGCCGCGTCGCAAAAAGACTTCGGAGAATGAAAAGAAGATAAATTGTAATTGATAGCTGTTTTAAAAAGCAGGCCTCCGCGGTCTGCTTTTTTTTTGAGGTAAAAATGAGTTTAGAAGAATCTTTGTTGATGTTTATAGCCGGTGCCCTAGGTCACGCGGTTTTGATTAGGTTGTTGGGCATATGGTCCCGTGCCGCGTTATATAAGTTAACTTTTATTAACTGTCTTGTAATACTTCGTGCATGTGAGGGCATGTGCAAAGACTTATTAATCGCTGCCGAAATAGAAAAAGAAAATACTACCAAAGTTATCTTTGAGCACTGGCAGAGAATGACGCTTTTCTCAATAAAAAACATTATACCAGACAACGTTTGGAATCAAATATCGATAAGAGATTGGCGGCATGCCATGAGTCTTTTAGAGAAGTTAGAAAACTTAAGTGAGGAAAAAAATGAAAAATAAGTACATGTCTTCTGAAAAAGAAGAAGATAAAACCAAAGAAAATGAAGAGATTATGTCGATGCTAATGTCGCCGGAGCGCCCCGAACTTAGACTTACAGGCATATATGGCGACATTAACGAAGAAAGATGTTCAGAGGCGGTGTACGGCCTGCAGGCTCTTCACTTGACGGGAAGAAAGGAAAAAGCCTACGTCGACGGAGACACTGAAGTCGTAGAAGTCGAGCATGAGCCGATAGAGTTTATAATTTCTTCGCATGGCGGCCTCGCCGCTGACATGTTTTCTGTCTATGATGTTATAAGAGAGATCAGAGAAACCACTGAAGTCCACACCAAGGGATTAGGAAAGGTCATGTCCGCCGGCGTGCTCTTGCTGGCATCAGGAACCAAGGGCAAGAGAAAGATAGGCAAGTATTGCAGAGTGATGATTCATGGAGTGATGGCCGGCCAGCACGGATATCTGGCAGATGTCGAAAACGAATTTAAGGAAACAAAGGCTATACAAAAAATGTATGTCGAGGCGCTGGCTAGCGAAACAGACATGTCCGAAGCCTATGTGCGAAAGTTAATGAACAAGAAAACAAATGTATATTTAAATTCAGAAGAGGCAGTAAAATTGGGAATTGCAGATATTATTTTCTAATTATATAGAGGTATTAGCATGAATAAGAAAGAGTTAAACTATATCAAGGAAAACTATTTTTCTGACCCAACCGAGAAACTTGGTTTAAAACTTATATACGAGATGATCGACGAGATACTAGAAGTCGACTCCGTCTCGGAAAGCCGGCGCTTGTTAAGAGAAAGGATGGAAGGTGTTACACTCACACTAGAAGCAATTCCAGAGATCTCTGTTACAGAGCTTGGGTGGACTGATGTAAAAACAGTGGGTGATCAAGAAGTTTCTGGCCCAGCGCGTAATCAGCTACTTCAGTTTACCAAAAACATCCAAGGCGCTGAGTTGCAAGAGAAGATTGCATCTCTTGCAGAGTTCTACAACAATCCAGACTCAATCAGCCTGGAGGGCGGCACGCCCGGACAAAGAATCGCTAATGCGCTGTCCTATCTCGTGTTCTATAAGACACTAACAAAAGTTATTTCAAACTTCAACGCAGCTTCAGCCGGATTTAACTTTGAAGCGTTCCTTGCTGTGTTGCTTGAGGGTTCGCAAATCAAGGCGAATACGGGCACGATTGCAGATTTCACGGCAGGCGACAACACACCTATTAGTTTGAAACTCTACAGTGAAAAAAGCCTTGTAGTTGGAGGTAGTTTTACTGATCTCGTTGGGGATTTAGTAAACCCACAGTTTAGTCCGCATGATTATATGCAATATGTCGTTGTCCTTAAATCATTCGAAGGTGCACCACAGGGGCTAGAAGTGAAAGGTCAATTAAAGTTCTATCGATTTAACTTTACTTTGGATAATGTCGCAAACATAGTTTTAAATTCTATGGGCAAATCGATTAGATGTATTGAAATGCCACAACAGATGATAGATGAGTTTGAGGCAGGAAACACTGACTTTGATTTTAACTCAACTCTGCCAAGCCAAGAAAACTTGCCATCTGTTGAAGAACTAGAAACACAATTTGTTCAAGCTCTAAACGATGTGCTAACAAAACTGAACATAATGAAACCAGATGATATTGAAGCCCTGATGGATTCTATTGATTGGGCAAACAACGACGAGTTATTTGTGCCGGTAATTAGAGGTGAAAAGAAATTTGTCGTGCGTGGCAGCAGCCCAATCCGTACAAACAACCCCGCAGTCAGAGGGGCGGTTGAAAACATACTTGCTGGAAAAGGATACGCCGGTAGAGACATGCAACGCGTACGATCAGCGATATCTGCTGCAAACAAAACTGTTGTTTCTAGTTTCTCAGCCAAGAGGATGGCAGATGAAAGAAACAGAGTATTATCTCAGCCGGGTGTATTCGCAGATGCAGATGCGTCTGTTGTTTTTTATAATAAACTAAAAGACCCAGCATTAAAGAAGAAAGCTTTGATGAACTCTAAAGGTTTCCTCCAGACGTTGCAATTTGATTTAAATAGAGGACAAGTGCTCGATATTGAAAATCTGGCCGGCCAATATTCGACTCTTCCGCAAGGCCAGGGGTCTGTCGACATCGGAACAATCATGATTGGCGCAGAGTATGTGCAGCAAGTTCTAAACAAAATGACTGAAGAGCTAAACCGAAGCATATTTGATATTTTTCAGAGTGTTAAATCAATTCAAGAAGGCACATATGCTTTCATGGCTGGCGGATTGCAAGACGACGAACAAGCCGAGAAAGCTATTACTGCTTCTAAAGATGTAGAAGGTAAAGTACAAGAGTTGCGCCCAGAGCAAGGCGAACAACTAAAACTAGATTTATAAATTTAAATTATAGTTTGACTTGTCTTATAATGTTATTACTGTATATTGCAGAGAGGTACGTATGTCGAAAACTTATTGTCGCGACTTAGAACTACAACAAAAAATTCTTGATGGTGTCAACAAGCTAACTGATAACGTGGCAGTGACACTTGGACCGAAGGGCAGAAATGTAATCCTGTCCAAGAAGGATGCCAAGCCCGTGATTACTAAAGATGGCGTCACGGTTGCTAACTTTGTTGAGCTTGAAGATCCGATTGAAAATGTCGCTGCGCAAATTTTAAAGCAAGCAGCAAACCAAACAAATATACTAGCTGGGGATGGCACAACTACTTCCACCGTCCTGGCGAGAGAGATCATGCGCAACAGTCAAAAGTATTTAATATCTGGTTGTTCGCCCGTCGAACTTAAGCGAGGAATGGATGCTGCCTTGGAGGTTGTGGTGGAGAAGATAAGAGATGCCGCTCAACCAGTTGAGACCATCAAAGATGTTGAAAGCATCGCGACGATCTCTGCCAACAACGATTCGAAGATTGGCAAACTAATCGCCTCAGCGGTTGAAAAAGTTGGCCATGACGGATCAATTTTAATCGAGGCGGGACGATCCTTTGACACTACCTTGGACTTGGTTGAGGGTTTTAAATTTAACTCTGGATACTTTGCTCAAGCTTTTGTAACAAACGAGAGAAAGAACTCAATTGACTATGAAGATGCTTTGATCTTGGTTACAGACCATAAATTAGATACCGTCAAGAAGATACTTCCAGCCTTAGAGTTAGCCTCCCGAGAGAGCCGACCACTGATTATTGTCGCGGAACAGGTAGAGGGTCAAGCCCTTGCTGCGCTCATCATGAACACAGTTCGAGGAAGTATGAAAGTTGCAGCAGTTAAAGCGCCTGAATATGGAAAGGAAAGAACCAGCATCCTATCAGACCTTTGTTTGGCAACGGGTGCTACTTTCTTTAGTAGAGCTTCCGGCTTGTCGTTGGATGAGATAAAGCTGACAGACTTTGGAGTCTGCAAAAAGGTTGAAGTGCTAAAGAACTCGACCACTTTCATGGGCGGAGCCGCAGATCACGAGCTAGTTGACAAGCGAATTGAAGCGCTTCGAAGCGAGATCAAACAAACGGACTCGCACGAGGATTGCAAAAAGCTTCAGTCTAGAATAACGCGTCTCGCCTCTGGCATCGCGGTTATTCATGTTGGTGGTTCAACCGAAGTGGAAATGATAGAAAAGAAGCATCGCATCGAAGATGCGCTAGAGGCAGTCAAGTCCGCACAGGAGGAGGGCATCGTCGCTGGTGGTGGCACTACTTTACTTAGCTGTGACGATTTCGAAGTGGATCTAGAAAACGAAGACCAAGAATTGGGAGCGGAGATTTTAAGAAAGTCTCTTGCGGCGCCGATAAAACAAATGGCCTTTAACGGTGGCCAAAGTTATGAATTGATAGAGGATAGAATTAAGAACTCTTCAGGGCAAGGTTGGGACTTTAAAAACTCTCAGCTGTGTGACATGATATCCGCAGGAATTATTGACCCTGCGAAGGTAACACGCGTCGCTCTGTTGAATTCTGTTTCTGTTGCTTCTACTCTTATGACAACTAGCAAATCAATAGTGGAGAATTAATATGAAAGTAAAAGTTACATATACGCTAGACCTTGAGGACGTTCCGTCCTTGGTATCCGACATGATACAAGAATGTAAAAATAAACTAGAGAGCGCTAGTAAGTTTAGGTTTGATTTCAACTCCTTTGAGCGCTCTGCTCGAACTGTTAGCGAGATACAAACTCAGTTAGAAATGATAACCGCCCAATTGGATGATTGTGTTAATTTGACGCAAGGCTATCTGAGCGCCAACAATCCTCAGCCGGTCATCGAGCCGACCCCCGCGCCGGAGGAAGATGATGCGTAAAGGCAGTATTGTTTACGTACCTTCTGATGTTACTATATTTACAAACGATAATAGCGGCCAGGTTAAGAAGATAATGAAGCTTAGCCGGCCACAAACTTTACTGGTCACTGAGGTCAACGAGAGGACCTATGAAGTGCTTCTCGATGGCGAACGCTGGCTAGTCGATAAGAAAAAAACTTATGAGGGATAAAATGATCAAACTTATTGAAATTGTTAAAGAACCACAGCATTATGATATGGAAATTAAAAACGTAGTTTCCACCTATTCTCTGAGAAATATTTATGTCAATCCAGACCATGTTGTCAGCATGATAGAAAATAATTCATATAACGCAGCCCACGAGAGACAGCCCTTAATCAAGGAACTGTCACCGCAAGCGACGTTTACTAGGCTCTCTCTGGTAGTCGGCGCTAGCCACCACACTCAACATAATATTCTAGGCAGCCCGGAGAGTATTGTTTCGTTGTTTGATGCGAGGTCGAAGTGAGGTATGTCGTATTTGGCCGCGAAAGTTGTCCTTATTGCGTCGACGCACTGAGTCTTTTAGAAGAGAAACATAAAAAATATAATTTTATAAACTTCGAAGAAGATCAGGCTCAGGTTTTGCAAGAAATTAAAAATGCGTATGAGTGGACTACAGTTCCGATGATATTTGAAGTTTCAAGCGGTGTGCAGATTAAGTTTATTGGTGGCTTTACTGATCTTTCAAAGTATTTAGAGGATTGAACCAATTGCCTCACACCATCTACACAGACGACCTCATCGAGACCACCATGGACATCAACGAAGCGATTGTCGTGCTGGAGGGGTTGATAAGACACGACTTGGAAAAAGAAAACTGTTTTCAAGACGATACGTTTTGTTTATTTTTGGAGCTTTTTGCTCTCAATCGCACGATTAAAAAATATTTAGAAAAGAATTTTGATGTTCCGGTCTTTAAGGACGAAGAACAAAAAGAGATCTTGGTGTCGAAAGAGACATTAGGAATTTTATTTTCTCTACTTGTCGCGAGAAAGAGTCTGATGGACGAGGCGAACAGCTTTTCCAGATCTGTGAGATTAAATTGAAGCCAGAAGTCTACATAGGGATGTTTTTCTTTCTGATAGGCAATATTATTGCCTGGATTCAGTTTAACGGCCAGTTTGTTTGGGAAACACTCAAGGACAGGCCGATAGCCACAAACCTTATTTTTGCGGTGCCCATGGGCCTGTGCTTCTGGTACGCAGTGAAAAACATAGTTGGAGCCACCGGCCAACTTTGGACTTCAAAATTACTAGGTTTTGGTGTGTCCAACATGGTCTTCGCCATTATGACCTATGTATTTTTTAGAGAGTCGATCTTTACAACTAAGACTATGACATGTTTAGCTCTGGCTAGTATGATAATTTTTATTCAACTTTATTGGAAATAATGCTTGACTTGAGGAAATAGGTAATTACTTTTTGCTTGAGTGGTGCTTTCAGGCCACTCAACATAACTTGCTATAATAGGAGAAAATTGTTATGACTACTTTAACCACTTACCGCCCAGCCCTTTTGGGTAGAAATGTTTTTGATGACATTTTTGATGCTATGGATTTTCCTTCTTTGCTGAACAGAACAACTCAAGGTTATCCTGTCGCTGATATCTATAAGGACGAAGAGGGAGCAACTGTAATGGAGTTTGCCCTAGCGGGCTTTCAAAAAGAGAATCTACACGTCGAGCTTGTGCCCGACAAAGGAGAGATTCATGTCAGCGCTGATTCGCACGGTGACGAAGAGCAGCAGAGTTTCAAATCGCGCCGCATCGCTCGGCGCGCCTTTCATAAGACCTTTGTCAATTATGATAGTAATTTGGACCTCGCAAAGGCTCAAGCTAGCTATGAAAATGGCCTGTTGAGGATTAGTTTGCCGACTAAGCCCGAAGCAAAGCCTCTTAATATTGAAATTAAATAGCTTTTTGAAACAAAAGAGGGATTAGTCCCTCTTTTGTTTTTCTTTTATTCTATTTACTATGGGAGGCGGACGTGTGAAGTACGTGGGCGACAAGAAGGTACTTTCAAAAAAATGTAAGCCGTGCAAAAATGTCACACAAGGCAAGATTTTGGGCGCCCGTCTTTTGGAAATTTTAAGCCAAGACGTTGATGCTGTCGGCCTCGCGGCGAATCAGGTTGGGGTCGATGCAGCAGTTTGCGTGGTCAGAGTGACTAGACCTATCGTGCTTGTTAATCCAAGAATAACAGGAAAATTTGGAAAAAGTCTTTATCAGGAAGCTTGTCTGTCGTTCCCCGGTGATTATGTTTTAACGGAACGCTGGACGAACATAGTTGTGTCAGCAGACAATCACAGAACTTCGCTAATTTTTAGTTTTGAGAAGAACGCACTGGAGTGCGTCTGCATACAACACGAGATCGATCATTTGAATGGCCTGACTATGTTCGATAGACAGGTAAACATGGAGTTAAATAATGGCAAAAGTAAACAGAAATAATATTTCAAAATCAAAAAAAACAACGAGACAAGGCGAGGGCACTTACACTCGCAAGAATTCCCCAGGAGGCGAGACTTTTTATGGCGGCAAGCGCGCCGGGTCAACGCCAGGCAAGTCTCGCCGCCGCCGTAAACCCTATAGAGGGCAAGGAAAATGAACGACAATCGTCCTTTTCTGCCCCTCCCTGCCCCCACAGAAGAAGATCATCGTCTTCAAGAAGAGTGGGAGAGAAAGCAGAGAGAATTAGAGGAAAAAGAGAAAGAAGACACTCGGGTTGTTGTCATCGAATTATAATTTAAAGAGGAGTTCTAGATGCGAGTATACGTCCCGGACAAGAGGAGCAAGATTATTGCCGAAATCTTGAGGGATCTCTATGTTCTTCGGCAGGCTGTTGACCACGGTTGCGGCACTGCTGATTCTAAACTTGAGATGATAGATAAAATTAGAGCTAAGATTCAAACTTTAACTGAAGAAGAATGAAATGTTTAGGACTGGTGAGCTAGTCGAACACAGGGACAGCAAAAAGCTTGGTCTGGTGTTAGAGACTAAAGAGAAATACCTAGATTTATATTGTTTGGTTATGTGGCTAGACCGGGAGAAGCCGGAATGGACGCATCACCACCGCGTTAACTCAATTTAACTTTACATAGGTTAAGTTGTATTTATACTTCAAGAAAGGAGGAAAACTATGAAGTTTTTATTTTCAGCCCTAGTGCTGATCGTGCTGTCTGTATCTGGCTGCACCGCAAGCGACACCTGCGAAGGGGTCGACACTACCAGCGACGTTGTTTCCGATACGACCGCGCAGATGGATGTTTCAGTTGAAACTATGTCGTCTGATGCTGTTGATTCGACAAGCGATGTTTCTACAGTAGAAGAAGAGGATTAATTTCCTGCGCCTTCGGGCGCTTTTCTGGCCCTGTGGTGGAATTGGCATACACAACAGACTTAAAATCTGTCGCCCGGAATGGGCTTGCGGGTTCGAGTCCCGCCGGGGCTACCATTAAATTTCGGGCTCTTAGCTCAGTTGGTTAGAGCCGCCCGCTCATAACGGGTTAGTCCTCGGTTCAAGTCCGAGAGAGCCCACCAAACAAGGAAGAACATGTACAATCTAGGATATGCGTGCATCAACATGGGATTAAGTAATTTGCCCAAGTCAAAGCGCGTCACTACAAATCGATCGATGATACGTAGAACGTTTAATGATCGCGGACTTTCATACGCTTCAGAGTTGGCGCTTCAAAACTGCTTGGACCTTGAAAAGATTATTCGATGGAACGAGGATCATGGCATCAAATTTTTTCGCATGTCCTCCGATATTATCCCCTGGCATAGTGAATATGAACTTGAGCGTTTACCAGATTTTTGTGCGATCGCAGAGTCTCTAGGCCGCGCCGGCGAGCTAGCAAAGCTGTATGGTCAGCGCATTACTACACACCCTGGTCCGTTCAATAAACTGACTAGTCCAACCCCGCATGTCGTGACCAATACGATTGTTGACTTAGAAAACCATGGCAGAATCTTTGACCTGATGGGCCTTCCACGCTCACCCTACGCAAAGATCAACATACATGTCGGCGCGCACTACAATAATAAACCTATGGCTATCGACAATTTCTGTCGTAATTTCGAGCGTTTGTCTGATTCCGTAAGGTCTAGGCTCACAGTCGAGAACGACGACAAAGCTAGTTTGTACTCCACTAAAGAGTTGTATGATGATGTATACAGTCGTATTGGGATCCCAATTGTATTTGACTATCACCATCACAAATTCTGCACTGGAGATCAAGACGAAGAAGAAGCGCTTTTGACCGCTTGCATGACTTGGGGTGATGTAAGACCAGTGGTACACTATTCACAATCTAGGTCGGCTGAGTATAATGACCCCAAGATTAGAGACAACGCACATTCCGATTCATATTGGACGCCGATTGAGCTTTACAATTTAGATTTGGATGTTATGTTAGAATGTAAGCACAAAGAGCTTGGGCTCTTTAAGATGCGAAAATTAATGGAGGAAAAGAATGAACGACTTTGCAAGGCTGCATAGCGGAGATCCGCTATTTAAGAGAGTGATGGTGAGTGTCACAGTGCTAGGAGTTGCGTTCGCTGCGTATGTGAGCTTCTAATGCTGAGGAAGTGTTCTAAATGCTTCGAAGAGAAGCCTCTGAATGAAAATTATTTCTCTAGAAATCAGTCAACTAACACTGGAGGGAATAAGTATTTTAGACCAGAGTGTAAAGACTGCTCATCAAAAGAAAGGGCCGGCTGCTTAAAAGCTAAAAAAATGGCCGGCAATCCACCGAGGCCAGAACCAGGCACGGCTTGCGACAATTGTGGCAGGATTGATCGGAGGTTGGTTTTTGACCACTGTCACGCAACATACGCTCATCGCGGCTGGCTGTGTGACAATTGTAATCGCTCCGCCGGAATGTTGGGCGATAACGTGGCTAGTTTGGCCAGAATGTTGAACTACATCAACAAGACAGAGAAGTGTGTTTTAACTATCCAGCCCGACGGAAGTTTGCTGGTTGGGTAAAATTATTTTGCGCCCGTAGCTCAGCTGGATAGAGCATCGGCCTTCTAAGCCGAGGGTCACAGGTTCGAATCCTGTCGGGCGTGCCAACAAGGAAAATTATGAAATTAATATCTACACATATGTGTAAAGAGGGGGATTGCGGTTATCATGGCAATCTTTTCGGCGGGCTCATGTTAGCTTGGCTTGATGAGGCGGCCGCAGCTTTTGCATGTGAAACATCTGACACCCCAAGGATGGTAACTGTATCTATGGATAAGGTGGAGTTTCTCAAGCCTGTGCGCCCTGGTCAAGTTATAAAAATCTATGGCGAATTGGTTGGGTTTGGAAATTCCTCTTGCACCGTAAAGATACAGGCCCGAAGACACAGCGTGTACAACGGATCCGAGAGGGTTGTCTGCCAGACAAATATGAAATTCGTGCGGATTGACGGTGACGGTGAGGCCATCCCAATTTCTGCACACGTTAAAGAGCGACATGCCAAGTAGCGTTTGGTATCTTTATGTTTTACAGTGCTCCGACGGTACTTATTATACAGGTGTAACTACAGACGTGAAGCGAAGACTCAACGAACACAACAATTCTAGTCGCGGATCAAAGTACACTAAGACTAGAAGACCTGTGAAGTTAATTTATTTTTCAGAGTTCGAAAACAGGTCTTCTGCTCAGAAAGCTGAATACAGATTTAAGAAGCTGAAACGCGAACAAAAAGAGAGGGCTATTGATGAAGGGCAATAAACTTATTTTTTCTAAATACAAAGAAGAGCGTGTAAAGGGATACAAGAAGTTGCTTAAAACGCAGAAAGAATCTTACACGCCCCCAAAAGATATTATCGGTGATATTGTTGAGGCCATGCTGGCGCAAGATCACAAGGTTACAAAGAAAGACGTAGAAGCCTATATGCGCGCGTCTTATGCTGCTTTTGACAGAAGGTATTATCTTCGAACTCGAAAATAATTTACAGACCACATGCAGTTTTTATGTTGTTTTTACCGGGGTGTATCTCCTCTGTCTTATAAACAGTAGAAAGAGTAGCTGGTTACACGCGGGTTCAAGTCCCGCCTCCCCGACCAAGTATTTTAGGTGATTAACTAATGAAGATAGATTTATACGGAGATGGCATCGGCAGCGTAGACTATGTTTCTCACATGGGGTCCGACCTGTCTGTCGTGAATTCAGCGCGCGTTAGTTTCGGAGTCGAGAAACATCAAATAGATGAGAAAGACAAAAAATTGATTAGATATTTAATCAAACACAAGCACACATCTACTCTTGAACATAACGTAGTCACATTCCGCTTCACAGTTCCGCTGTATGTTAGATCGCAACACCATCGTCATCGAACATGGTCATACAACGAGATCTCTCGTCGCTACACTGAGGTTGGTATGAGGTTTTATGAAACAAAAGAATTTAGAACCCAGCACGAGTCCAATAGGCAGGCCAGCGATCCTGAGAATGTTTTTGACCCGTTGATTGACCCGGAGGGCATTAGCGGTGGCAATTATGCCAGTTATTTAGTCCGGGCGCATCACGCGAAGAGCGTGAGGCTGTACGACAAGCTATTGTCGAGCGGCGTGTGTCGAGAACAGGCACGCGGAGTTTTACCTCAGAATATGTATACGGAATATTACGGAACAACGAACTTAAATAATTTGCTGAAATTTGTAGATTTAAGGCTGCACGAAGGGGCTCAGTGGGAAATTCAGCAAGTCGCACGTGCATGCCTTGAGATAGCAAAAGAACTTTACCCAATAACCGTTGGTTCTTATCTTGAATTAAGGAGGGACTAAGTGGACGATTTCAAGCCAGCCTTAATTTTTTTGCTAGCAGATGTGGCCTTGATTGTCTTGATGCTCTTAATTTACGAGTCGTGTTACTAATTTTCTAACCTTGACCTATTTATTGTAAGATGTACCTACCGCTCACAGGATACAAAGAAAAAGACAATAACGAGGTTAAGATGAGCATAAATTCGGTTGGTCCAAAGATCACCGCGCAGAGCGTCAACCCCCTTGACGCTGCGATTAAAGCAAACCAGGAAACTCGCAAAATTGAGGTCGAGCAGCCCGTCAAGCAAGAAGGACAGGAGCTTTCTCAGGAGCAAAAAGAAAGAGCTGTTGAAGGTTTTTATTCCGGCACTGGAATGAGTACGCAAGATTTTATGATCCTCCGCGCTCAAGCGCCTGATGAATCTCTTGAGGTTCTGGATAAAGTAATCTCCAAGATGAAAGAGAATATGGAAGAGGTCGGTGATGCGATCGAGGCTATGTCTGAGATGGTTAAGAAGACTTCAAAAGATAACATAGCGTTACAAGTTTTGCATAAAACATTAGAGGCCATGGACGAAATTCGCGAACCGGGTGAGTAATTTTTTTCTCGCACGCACGAAAATATTTTACACGCGCCTGGGCGTAACTACCTTATACACATGCAGGAAGGTGATTTAGTGAAGATAGTGAGATACGGTTCCCGCCATGCTCCAAATGGCACGATGGGCATAATCACCAAGAAGCTACCCAAGCCCCATCCACCAGAGCGCTACCACCAGGCTTATGAGGTTCGCTTTAGCAACGGATACACGGGGCGACACGCAAATTTTTGTTTGGAGGTCATCAGTGAAGGTCGGTGATTTGCAAATAGGATCGCTTTATCGGTTGTCGAACGACGAGAGAGTTGGCTTTGTTGCGGGTGCGACTCCTGTTGAAGAAGCATCTCGCCTAGCCCTCTACGTTCTAAAGAAACACGCACGAGTCGCTCCGGTCGATCCAAAGATGGCTAGCGCTTGGAGCGCGGAGGCACTCATCTATCTTGGTCCGAAGCAGGTCTACGGAGGAACGAACGGCGACTCTGTAAAGTATGTGAAGATGCACCACTTCATTAGGCAGAACGGAAAGCGTCTTTATATCTCAGGACAACACATAAAACACATTATGCCCTTTACGCAGGGATGATTGGTTACTACAGTATTAACGTAACGGAAGCCACAGGAGGACGACCCGATGGCATACATGACTGACGAGAATGGAAACTACAAGCGCACCGTGCGCTGCGGCCACTGCTATGAGAAAGGCCACAACAAGAGTGCTTGCCCTAAGCGAAAGCAAGACCTCAAAGATAACATCGAACGCTATACTCAAGAGCTAGCTGAGAATGGTTGGCCCGAAGACGACTGGCAGAGGAAGAACGTCGAGCGCTATCTTCGACACAGCAAAGAGCAGCTTCACAAGATGGAGACTCGCGGTCAGAATCGCAAGTGCGGCTTCTGTGGAGAAGTTGGCCACACCCGTCGAACTTGTACCGAGCGCAAGAGGCAGGTCAAAGAACGGCTAGCTGAAGTGTTGGACATTCGCAAGCGAGCCGCACAGCGCATGATGGACGCTGGCTTCGGCCCTGGCGCTCTCATCAGTGTTGACCACAATCTGCAAGGTCAAGATGCGGTGATGGCTGTCGTTACTGAAGTGCGATTTGACGATATCCGCAAGTCTCATGTGCCCTCTAAGGATGACTACTTCCAAGGAGCGCATGGAATCAGGTATCAGTACCTTGTGCCAAAGGAGGACCGCTGGGGAGGAAGTCCGCGAACTCACGGCAACTGCTACTTCCCGGTGGACTTTCTCAACGTCGATGATATTCCACAGGATGAGTGGTATCGTAATCCTAGTAACGACAGTTGCGAGCTTATTTCGCCTGTCTCAGTCAGCGAAGACAATCTGTTGACCGAACACACGATTGGCAAGAAGGAAGTGGAGAAGTGGGTTATCAATAATATTGTTGACCCAAAGTAGAAAAAATGTATACATTACAAGAACTTAAAGAGCACGAACAAGTGCTAGAAGATTTGATTGACAAGCGGTGCGTCTGCGTTAACAAGCCAGAACAGCGTGAAAAGATTGTAGAAACTCTGCAAGTTGTTCACGCCATGCTGGCAGCCGTGACGACACAGCTTGAAAATCAAAGCATCAGCTTTACACCGTAGATTGTCGTCCCTACGTTGTAGCTGAATCAGGAAGAGTCGCACTGTTTGCGACGGGTCAGGGTGGGTTTTAATATGAATAAGGGCGACTTGATAGGTTACGTCAATTTGGATGGCGATCTTGAGTGGGGAATCGTAGTGTCCGACGAGCCTTTCATGTATAGACCGAGCGCTAGTGAGGGAGCCTACATGGCCGTCAAGGTGAAATGGCCCAGCGACCCCAGCGGCGCTAGCGACACGCACGAGTGTGTTGATACTATCCTTTCCGACGACGCAATAGATTCAGGAATATGGCTGCAAAGCTCAAACCCGGCACGTTAGTTAAATTGTGCGATCCGCACGAGTTAGCACTAGACAATTGTACTCATGGTCTTATATTGTCTTTACACTGTGAAGCGGACCCAAACGATCCAGTTTTTCCAAATCAAGCTGCATATAGAATACTGTGTGGAGATCGAACAGTTATTTTAGTTGAATACGAATTTGAGGTAGTAAAGTAATGGACCTAGCAAGTTATGTTTTTAAGCCCAGGCACGGCCCAGAGTTGGCTATGAAAGTCATCGAAAGGTTCTGTGACGATTTTCTCCACTACCAGCATGAGGGCTTTTACCTTCACTGGCGATCGTCCGAGAGTGCTAAGGCTGACGGTTCCATCAAGTATAGGTCAATCCCCGACGGCTACGTGGAGTTCACAATCGAGACTGAGAGCGGTAACATGGAGGCTTGGACCGAGGCGTGTTACGAGGATCGAGAACTGGAAGCTAGTGATATGACTGACAGTTTCTTCGCGCTTCTTTCAAAGGATTTTTGGTACGAGCACGATGGAAAACCTGAATATCACTTCTATGAGCGTGAACTATGTGAGTTGGTGTCAGACCTGAGCGACGATGATTCAAGGGTTGTCTCCTTCGGTAGTGGTCGCAAGGCGTGGGTCCGAGGCACAGCATCAGAAAATAAAGGCTTTGAAATAATTGACCTGCTTGACCATGCCTTAACTGTGCCTATAGTTAAAGAGAAGCCGCAAGGCACGCAATTGGAATTTGCGTTTTAGGAGTAGAAGATGATTACTGGCGATTTAGTGCACATGAAGCTCAACGGCGAGGTCTTGGAGTCTACGCTGGGCGTGGTGACAAGCTCACTTGGTGACAACAACTATCGAGTCCTCTGGCTCGATGAGGCTAGTTCGGGAGCACAGGGAACATACGCAGGCTATAGCCTACAGGCGATGAACGATGAGCAGTGGCAAGATACACTCTATACCGATTGGTAGTTTGATAAGAGATACGCATCAAGGTGACATAGGTATAGTCGTCGGGCCGCTTGAAGTCTTGCCCTTGGGAGGAATGGGTCACTGTAGAACGCAACTGGTGCTGTGGCCCTCCAACAAGGGAGAGCCGATGGAGATGGACTTGTCAGCCGTAGAACAAGGCTGGATAGAGGTTATCAGTGAAAGTCGGTGACTTGGTTAGACTCGGCAGACACAAGACGCGCAGAGGCATAGGCTATGAGGACAAGATAGGTATTGTCTTGAAGGTTGCAGTTAATAATGTCGTCACTGTTGACTTTGCAGGTATCCGTATCTATCTTGGTATAGAGGACTTAGAGGTGATAAGTGATTGAGGATCCAAAAAGAGGCGACATCGTGAGGCACAAGGAGACGGGAAAGCTCCTGGGTCTTGTCACTGACATCTATATTTGGGGCTATAAAAAGCACTACGATGTTCTTTATTGCGACGGTAGCGGTTCTTATTCTTATAGAGATTATCAGCTAGCAGTGGTGGAGTGATGGGCACACGATCGAATGTATATGTTGAGACAGAGCCAGGGACATACCTTGGCACGTATTGTCATTATGATGGTTATCCTAGTCATATGTTCCCAACCCTGGAGCAAATGAGCCACGACAAGCTCTTTACGCACATACTGATTGCGATGACTCGCGGCGGGTTCCGCATTATCGACAGCGACAGCACTGAGTATCTCGACGATACCGTCTCGTGTGTTATAACAAACCCTGCCATGACTCACTGCGGCCCTGACTTTGTTTACATTAAGCGTTTAGACGGCAAGGTACAGTGGCGCTACGCAGGAGACGTGGCAACTCCAGCATGGCATTTTAGCTTTGATGAAGATTGGTGATTTGGTTACTCTGAGAGGTTCTTCTGTTTTTTCTTATGGTGTTGTGCTGGATTCTTATGAAAGCGATGATGGCATCATCTACCACGAGGTACAGTGGGTGGCAGACGATCGTATGTGGTATGACGAAATAGAACTGAAGATCCTCAGTGAAAGTAGTTAATAGACATGCTTTACTAATGCTCATCTCGTTCCTACGGTATAGACATGAGTGACACATACACATGGAATAAACCCCCCAGAGACATTCCAGTCGGCACGCTGGTGCGCTTCGTACCTGGCCGCGCAAGGTTCCAGGGTGAAGGCCCGCGTGACCCTGGAACCGATAATGATGACGAGACGCTCATCGGCCAGTTGGCTATCACAGTGAGCGGTCCAGACGAGGACGGCTATGGCTGGGGCGGCATCTTTAATCTCAATACAGTGCGAGGCGATTCGTTTTCGCACTACGGTGACTTCTTGGAGATAGTGCAGTGATTTATGCTATTGTCTTTTTAGTTGTCGGTCTTATAGTATTAACACCATCCTATTTTGAAAGGAGAAGGAAATGAAAGTCGGAGATCTGGTACTAAGCAAGGCTTATCAGAATTATGCGGATATCCTGCCAGCGAAGCTGGTAGTCCAGACAACTCTTGGCGACCAAGGCCATCGCGGCGGCACACGCTACATCGTCACTGCCGACGATCCTGAAGACTGGAAGCCAGCCAATAATTTTTTCGTCGTGTCGTCCGCATAGTATTTTACTCACGCCATGTGCGTGACTATAGTTTTTTTAGGAGATTAGAATGACCAAAGACGAGCGCGCAGAACTTAGGGAAGTCCAAGAGACTTTGATTGAAGCCCTAGCTAAGATTACAGAAATGCTTGGCTCCAAGAAGGCCAGGAGGGCTTCCGCGAAGACTACCGAGTATGACTCAGCCGACAAGGAAAGGTTTATAGCACCATGAACATGAAAGACTGCAAGAGGGTCAAACCCGGCGCGATGGTGACTGAGGCATATGCGTACAATCCGAGCAGCACGCTTGGTATGGTGCTTCACAAAGAGTACGTTGAAGAGGAGCACTATGCTAGAGTGCTTGGAGGCAGGAAGCAAGCCCGCTACGATCTGTATATTCAGTGGCTCAAGCTCCCGAAACACAACCGCCAGCGGCACGTAGGAGTGCCGGAGAAGGTTCAGTGCTGGGAAGTCAAACTGCTGAAAAATGCTGAATAATACCGAGATGTTAGCGGAGATCGCGAAGTCGATCTGGTTTTTTATTATGATGACAGGTTTACTCTACCTCATGGCGTTCCTATAGTACCAGTGAACGACGAAGAGGACGACTTCGATGGCACAGTTTAACCCCGATATTCACCATCCAAACTATGGCGCTCTCATTACAGATGAGTTCGACGCAGGCCAGGTGATTGGTGCGTCAATCGCGGTGCAAATCTTTAAGCGACAAGACAGTGATTACTGTCTTGAGTATGCGTCTGTAGCCTGGAAGAAGGAAGCGGACCCGGACAACATTCCGTGGGACGTGAACAACAACGAAGAGCGCGGCCAGAACTGGCGACTCGTTTATAGATTCTACCCGGAGAAGAAAGTATGAGACGTAGAGACAAAACAAGGAACCGGCGGTTATCCGCTGAAGACAGGGCGCAGTTCGCCCGCGAGCGACAGGCCCTAGTGGGCTCGCTCATCACCCAGGAAGGATTTGAAGGTGCTTTAGTCATCGAGCACATCCGAGGTTCGCAATACCTCATCCGTATGCCGGATGGTAGCGAAGTCTTCGCCTCCCACAAGAAACAGAGGAGCAGCGAAGATGCTATCACGAAAGCAGGCTGGCAATTGTGGGAGGACCGACGATGAAATACTTTACACTCGGCTTTTTGTGTCTATTGTTGTCTTGTTGTACGCTGGACGTAAAGCACGACCCACACGCTCCAGTTTACTATCCTGAGTCAAATGGTGCTTACGTTGAGGTAACATATTATGAAGAACCAGCATGTTGGGAGGAGCCGTATTTACATTCGCCCTTGTGGTGTGACTGGTACGATGACGGTACAACGTGCTGTGTTTGGTGGGTGGACGACTATTATTATGGATGGTATGAAGAGTGGTGCCAGTGGGAAGAAGACTGGTGCTGGGAATATAACGGAGCATGGTAAATGCTTAGAATGATTGGTGTTTTTATAAGAGGCGCAATTGCACTTGCTGTGGCTGTTTTTCTGCTGCTGTTGTTCACTAGCCTTGTTTCTGACGTTTATTTGATGCTGTCAGTATCGGATGAGCAATCTAATTCACTTTTTATGGAGGATGTTGAATCATGGGATACCGTTCAGAGGTAGTGTTAGCAATCGATGCAAAAATCGTGCCAGCTTTGATGACGGCTTTCGCCAAGTGCGAGGAGACGCAGAAGCTATGCACCGAACATGTTGATAGCCTCGAAACCGATTACGGAGGCAAAGGTAACTGGCTCATGCGCTGGGACCACATCAAGTGGTATGACAGCTATCCAGAGATTCGCATGATTGAGAATCTAATCGAGTGTATGGAGTCTGATGAACTTGATGATTTTGGTATGAAGGACATGCCGGACCCCTCTAGCGAGTTGTTCAAGTTTGTTCGTATTGGTGAGGATAGCGCTGACGTTGAACATCGAGGCTATGGCTTTGAAAACATTTACGTTGTTAGGTCTATTACTTTTTAATGTTTACTCTTTATTGTTTGTTCCTATGATATCAGCATGGAAGGACGACCCCCGAAGCCTCGTGTTGGCAACCTCGTAAAGATTAGCGAGGACTATCCAAACACCGAAGCGGCTGGAGCACTAGCTCTAGTTATCAAGACGCTGGGTATCGAGTGTGTCGTGCAACCGATTGGACACCGTTCACAGCAAACACACGGCAAGCCATGGTGGTTCGAAAGAAGCCATCTGGAAGTCCTTTAGTGTTTGTGACAGTAAACACATCTTTACTATTTAACTACAACCTCTTGAAATAAAAGGAGAAACAGGATGACACTTGCAGTTTCTTACGGCACGATTTGCCTAGCTAGTCTCGTCTACGCCATCGTGCAGTAGATTTTTTCTTTACCAGTCCCGACTGCGTGACTATGTTTTGATTGTCCACGGATGACACAGGAGATGGACATGCAAGTCGGTGATTTGGTAAAGTATGTTGGCCACGCGCGCCTTTACAAAGGCCGCGTCGGCGTTGCTGCGCGCATCGTTGCGTGCTCGTGGAACTCCCCGGACATGACGATTCAAGTTCATTACCCCGGCCTCGAAGGCGAGGGCCGTGATGCTCCCGGTCTAGGACAAATCCACGATGGCCTGCATCCCATGTCTCGCGACGAGTTGGAGGTCGTCAATTGAAAGTAGGTGATTTGGTTAGGCTTCTGGACGACCCAGAGGTCCACAGGAACAACGGAGAGATTCCCCCTGATGCTATTGGCATCGTGGTCGAGGAGCCTTCGACTGCTTGC